GAAGCGTTGGATGAAGTGGAAGTAGTGGAAGAGGAGTAAATGTTCTCTCCCGATGTGGTCGAGGAACGTCTCCAACGGTTCGCCAAAGAGTACGGCTGGAAGCCTGAGCCACATTCGATTGAGGAGGTTGATGCCGCGACGGCCCGACTTGCTCCGAAATTTGAACTGGTAAAAGATCAGTGGTATCAGTGTGGCGACCTGACTAAACAGGAGCGGCATTTCGTCGCTGACGAGCGGGCGATGTGCGTAGCCAGTTGTTTGTACTTCCTTACCCGCTACTACTACATCAAGGCCAAGAACCGCATTTTACGGTTTACCTTCCGGCAGGGCCAATGGATTCTCTGGCAAATGCTCTGCGAACTCGACCGCATGGGCGTGTCAAAGATGCTCCAGATTATGAAGGCACGGCAACTGGGTATCTCGACTCTGTGCGAGGGTATTGCTCGCTGGGCTTCGATGTTTATTCCTGGAGTGGCTGCTCAGATCGGATCGTCCGACGGGCAGAAAAGCCAGATCATGTTAGGCATGATCCTGTTGGCGAATGAAATGCTCCCTCCCTGGCTTCCGCCGACAGAAACGCGCTCGAAAACAAAGTCGGATCGTGGCTTGATGGAGTACGAAAAGATTGGCTCCATGATTATGATTCAGCACGGAGCCATGCGGGGAGGCATGGGGCAAGGTTCAACTCCTACGTTCGTTCATCTTTCTGAGTTATCCCAGTACACCGACCCTGTAAAGCAGTTAGATGAAGGTTTATTTAAAGGGCTGCACGAAGGTCCGGAACTTATCGTTCTGCTCGAATCCACCGCCGACCCTTCGCACAAGTCGTCGTGGTGGTGGAAAGAGCAGTGGATTGCGAACCGGGATAACTACTGGTCGGGGCGGGCAAAGTTCCTGCCAGTGTTTCTGCCGTGGCACACAACGCCAGAGTTGTACCCCGGCGACGACTGGCTCCATAAGTTTCCCATGCCGCCCGACTTCAATCCGCACGAAGACACGATAGCTCACGTTCACCGCGCCCAGGCGTATGTGCGGACCACGAAGATGCTGGCGAAGATTCTTGGCAAAGACTGGACGATGCCAATTGAGCAACACTGGTTCTGGCAGTTCAACTACGACGACCACAAACGGCGCAGGGTAGAGAAGTCATGGTTTCGCCAGATGCCAAGCGACGACTACGAAGCTCTTATGGGCGAGCGCGACAAGATCGTCGGCGAAGAGACAGTCGAGATCATGGACACAACGAAGAAGCTCATCGCGGACACCCCGGTGTACATGCTCGCGGGAGATGGAATTACGGAGAAGTACGAGCCCGATGAATCGCTGGTCTGGTACGGCGATGATTCTCCTCCACGCCTGAAGTGCCACTGGAACACGAAGCGGGACGAGCGGCTGGAATGGATGTTTGTCCCACTAAAGCCCACAATCTACCACGGGATGACAGACAGGGAACGCCGCGCCGCCGAAATGACGTTCGATCCGCTCGAAAAGTTTCTGATCTGGCAAGAGCCTCAAGAGGGCTACGACTACTCGATTGGCTGGGACACGGGCACAGGTGTGGGCGGAGACCGGTCGGTAGTCAGCGTGAACCGCAAAGGCATGAGTGACAGCGAACCAGATTTGCAGGTCGCGGAGTTTGCCTCGGACAGTATTGGGCTGCAAGATATTTGCTGGTGGGCGTGCGCTGCGGCGGCGCTGTACTCGAAGTACATGAAGGACACGCCCCACAACAGTCCGAAGATTGCGATTGAGATGAAGCGCAAGTACGGAGACGGGCCTTACCATGAAGCGAAGCTCGCGGGGTTCCGCAGATGGCATGAGTGGGGATCGAACTTCGATGTTAAGACATGGAAAGAAAAAGTAGGCAAGCATGGGCGTGTAGGCTGGTTCACAAACGAGTGGTCGCGTCCGCTCCTGCTGTCGCGATTTTTTGGCGCAGTTGAGAACGGATGGTATACAGTACGTTCTAAGTGGCTTGCTCAGGAAATTGCGGAGATGGAGCAGAAGGTAACCGACTCCGGAAAGACGCGGGCGGATCACGAAGCGGGGAAACACGATGACCGGGTGTTCGCTGCGGCGATGTCGTACTTCACGACACATCAATGTGACGTCATGGCGGTCCGCATGAAGCATCGGTACGAACAGCCGCAGGGCATGGAACTTGAAATAGAACACGGCCCCGCCATCGGGATGCAAACCGTGTTGAGCGGAGGTAGCCTGTGGCCAGCGTAAGCGATGCCGTGTTCTTCTACTTCGCCCACCAGAGCGGTCGCCTCATGCCAGCCCCGGACACGCGAATGCGTCCTGAGCAGTGCGGGTTGGACCCGAAGCAGTGGCGGCGCTGCGAAGCGAAGGGACCGCGAGAGATAGAGAAAGTCTCGCTGATCCTGAGCAGGCAAGCGTTCGAGGAGTGGAAGGATCGGAAGGTTGGGCAGATATTGCGCGAGATGGATTTCCTGAAGCAACGGGCGGCTAGCGCTCGCTTGCGTCGTGCGGTAAACTTCAGCGTGAAGGATGTGCAAGTGAATGAGCGTCTGGAGAAGCGCTGGAATCGGAAGCAGGAACAAATGCTGGCTTTGGTCCTGCAGGAGTTCGATCCGACGAAGCGGGACACGGCGCTTGAAATGGAATTGCGTGACGCGCCAATCAATCCACACCACTTGGGGCACAAAAGGACAGGGGTGAGCGCGTAATGGCGAGGGACGATACCTCAAGGTGGCAACCACCGGACAGATTAGCGCCCGGTCGGAAGATTGTCGGTTGGGCAGATGAAGTGATTAGCGATGGCGAGGGTTGGTTGGAAAGCCAAGCTTTTTGGAGCGATCTCAGCAAAGCCGAGAATCTGATTCGCGGCAAGGAGCGCGCCAAAGCAGATGAGAACCGCTCCGACTTAACGTCAAACGGATTAAAAGGAATGCTGCGGGAGATTGTCGCGGCCATCTCTGACGTGCGTCATCCCGACAGTTTATCGAGTGACAATAAGGCGTTCGCCCCTGAAGCGTCGATGTTGGCCAAGGTGACCAAGGGTGTATGGTTTGAATCGAAGTTTCCCCTCAGCATCCGTCGCATGGCGCAATGGATGGTGATGGGTGGAACTTCTAGTCTTAATCCTGTATATCGGCGCGTCCGGCTGGCGGACCCGTACTCGACGGCGATCTGCCTTGACGACTACGGGCCGCGAGACGTAGTGCCTTTTATGATGCCGCAGAACAACGATATTCAGGGTTGCTACGCGGTGAGCATGATTCGCATGATGTCTCTGTATGAAGCCCATGCGAGGTTCCCGCTGTTTCAGGACAGGCTTCGCGCGGTAAGTAAGAGGCGGATGGGCTCCGGTGCAGTGTCGGCTCGGATGAACTTCATTGATTCGTTACGTGGCAATAATCGTTCTCGGCCTTGGTCGGAGCAGTTGGTTGAAGTTCGTTATACCTTGGTGCGCGATCTTAGCATCAATCAAACCGGGATGCCGATGCCAATTGGCGAACCTGGTTCATCGTCGAGCTACGTTGTCCCGTCGATGGGCGCGGATATGGCGACGGAATACGTCTCTGGCGGTGAGCGGAAGATGCGCAAGGCGGGCATTGACGATTGCCGCCTGTATCCAAACATGCGACTCATCGTTACCGCGTCCGGCGTGTCCGGTATGCCAGTGCAGGACGGACCTGCGCCTGCATGGCATGGCATGATGCCGCCGCGTTTCTTTTCTGATGATTGGGTGTCGGAAGGGATGGGCTTGTCGCTGATCCGCGACGTGCTCGATTTGGAGCGGGCATACCAGTTCACGGAACGGGCCATCGACATGAAGATCAAGGCGCAAATGGACCCCGCTATGATCTACGACAGCTCTAAAATTAACCCAGCAACGGCGGAGCAGTTTGATCCGTGGGAGTTGAGGAAACGACTCGGCGTCGATGGAGAGGTAGACGAGAAGGCGATTCGTACGGCGATCCCGTCTGACATCCTACACGTTGGCGAGGAGCCTTTTGTGTGGCTGAAGCATTGCCGTGACTCGCAAAAGGAATATCTTGGCGTGAGTCAGTTTGAAAATCTAGCAAAGGCGAAGATGCAAAGTTCGGAGTCAGCGGAAGACTTATTGCGGATCGCTGGACCGGTTGCGCGGGATATGTCGGTGGCGATGGAGTCGCCATTTGCTGATTTGGTTAAGATGGAGATTGCGCTGATCGTGCAACACTTTGATGTTGCCCGAGTGATGACTTATACGGGGCCGGATGGAATCACCCCAGAAACGTTGGACTTCGATCCTGCGAAGATTACTCCATCGCACCTTCCCGGCGAGGACATGGAGAAGCCCTCGCAGTTCAGCCGCATGGAGCGAGGAAAGGCATTTCTCCGCAATCTTCGCGTACAGGTGGCTCCTGGTGGAATTCATGGCCTACCGCAGACGCAGGCAAAATTGCTCCTCATTCAAGCATGGCGAAGCGGCTTCCCGTTGAATCCTGAAGCGGTAGCGAAGGCGCTAGGACGCGAGAACTGGGGCACCTTGGACGGGAACACCGACCTTGAGAAGTGGCAATCGTTTAAGAGGATCGAATTGGAATTTCAAGCAGCCCTAAAAAAGGAAGCTGGCGCGTTGTTGCCGCAAGCGCAGGGACCGTCAGGCGTAGGCGAGGGCGGAGGGCCGAAGGGTAAGGGCGGCAGACCAAGTTCGGGGACTCGTCCACCTGCTGCTAGGACGAAAGGGTCGGCCGAGGGACCTAGAGCTATTATTAGTCAAAGTGGCTGAAAATGACGGAAACCCAACGCCTAAAACGAAACGCTTACATGCGGGGACGATTGACTACAGGCCTAGAGCCGTGATTTCACAAAGTGGATAGGAGAGCCATGGCAGAATTAACGTTCCAAAAGAAACAGGTCACGCGATTCCGAAACATTTT